TCTTACTCGACGGCATGTGAAGCTAGGATGCTTCCTCCCAAGTTTTTATAGTCACTCACGACTCATCTGCCAATATTCAGATGTCACTTTAGATTTAACAAAGTAATAAAGTAGGAAGAGACGGCCAATCAAGTCCAACTCCCTCCTGAGACCATAAAAAGTTTAAATAATCTGAACCATAATCCACATCGTCATCAAAATCATCTTTTGAACACATATTTGTGAATACATGTAAGAGAGCGTATGGGTGAGTATTAAATACTCTTCTCATAATATTATAACCTTCAAATCCGATACTACACATACTATAAATTAGCTTTAATGCACGTATTTTCTCGTTTTCTCTTTGTTTCTCTCTTGCTCTCCACTTCTCTGGTTGTGTCATACTCGAAACTAAAAGGGTTTCTTCTCGTCGCGGTAAGCCTTTATCCCAATAGAAGCCAAGGAAGTGGTAAGGCTGATCTCTTCTTCGAACTTCAGATTTAGTTGTGTTAATATTCATCCCATATTCTTTCATAATTTGGCTTATTTGATAAATGTTAACGTCCGAATTAGTTGAAAATATAGAGTCATCTCCAAGCACAAAACCTCTTTCAGCTGTAAAATGGAAATTTAATCTTTCACTTAAAGCAGTGAGTAATATAAAATTTACAATTGAACCTACTAGATTGGTAAACATGCTGCCACTTGGTATACCATGATTTTTTCCTGAATATAGGTGTCCATCAGACATAACTATTGGCGTATTGATAAAATAATCTTCAATAATTTCAATTTCTCTAACACTAATTTGGTCAAACCATGTCCATAATATATTAAAAGCAACGAGAATTAACTCCGCAGGAACTGTAGAATCAAATTTAGAATAGTCTAAACTTACAACGTTTCTACCATCGAGTTGATAGTTAAGCTGCATACCTAGATGAAATCTATATTTGCCATAACAAATTGGAGTATCAATTCTTTTGAATTTTTTAATTAATGGAACAGCGTATTTTGCCTCTATCATTGTCATATCTAAGGGATAACCCCAAACTAAACGGGTTTTCCCTCCTCTCTGAGTACGTGCAAAAGCCACACATGGGTTCGGCGCTTTCATACGATTGTAGATCTCAGATTGACGTTTCCAAGCTTCATCCCAAGCTTCCATTTTATTTGTAAAGTAGATACCTGCACTTTTCTTAGTTTTAATGACTGAGTAAAGTTCATCTTCTTCTAATATAGGTGTCAGATATTCATTCTTCTTTGCGAAAGTCTTATATGCTAGATTAATACCTGCACATATGAAAGAGTCTTTCTTAAATTGAGTGTTTTCACAAAATCTTTTAAGAGCTAAGAATGTTTGTTCTGGGTCGTATAGAGACGCTGGATCAGATGGTACGTCTATACCGCAATCGCTAAGGATAGCTGTAACGGTACTATCATATATTGGTTTCTCTCTCTTCTGGGAAAAAGAGGAAATGTAGTCTTTAATGCCTTTTCTACGAAAGTAGCCATGATCTTTTAGCATGACGTTCACTCCTTCACCGTAATTTAGCGAATTACTAACGTTTAAGAAAATTTAAGCCGTAGCTTAAAACCAGAGATGCTAAGCTGGGAATCTTAGCACGAGAAGTGATTTGCGTACAAATCAAGGGTATACTTCTCTAGAGTATTTTAATTCCCTCTAAGAATGAAATGAGTAAAATTTCGAAAATTTAAGCCGTAGCTTAAAACCAGAGATGCTAAGCTGGGAATCTTAGCACGAGAAGTGATTTGCGTACAAATCAAG